GGTGGGGAACACGTTTGCAGGGGCAATGAGTAGTGAGATAACGGCCTACAAGAAGGAGCTGGACGCTGAGTGGAAGGCCAAGACGTCTAAGGCCTCACAAGGGGCTATGGACGCCTCTGAGGCTCTCCAGCGCTTCCTAGACACCCCAATGTCCGATGAGGAGCGCAACAGATATGCAACAGCCGCTATGGACATGGCGTTAAACAATGGGGCAGACATTAAAGAGCTTACAGAGATAAAGAAGAGTTGGGGGATTGGTCAGACGGAAGATGTGTCCATAAAGACCGTGGACTGGTCTACAGCCTTCCCGAACATAGAAACAGCGCTATTAGAAGCTAGAGAGGCGTTGAAGCGCCTAACAGCATGATTTATCCAGCCCTAGCCCCTCTATTGTATCAAACGCCCTCTTGGTATGCCCGCAGTCAAGGGGTGCGGTTTGAGGTGAATAGCATACACCGACGAGGAGGAAAGGACGTTCATCACTTCTCTATGGCTGTACAGGACGCTATTGAGAAGGGCGGAACTCACTACTACCTATTCCCAACACGTAAATGGGCTGAAGACGCTATTCTCAAGGAACAGTTTACAGTTGGCGCTGACACTAAGTATTTCTGGGAATGGATGATTCCAAAGAACCTAAACCCAATATTGAGCGTAAAAGACTGCGCCATCACCCTTCCACACAACAATGCTCGTATTGTGATGGGAGGGACGGATGATATGTCAATGGTGGGTCGTGGGGGGTCATATACGCTGTCCGAGGGCTCAATACACAAGAAAGAGGTTACGGGGTTCATTATGCCTATCGTCCGTCAGTCGGGGGGCGATTTACGCATCAACGGCACACTACGAGGTCGAGACAACCATTTGTGGGAAATGTTACACAAGAACATGGCTAGCCCTGATTGGTTCTGTCAATGGCTCCGTCCACAGGATACAAAGTGCTATTGCTGGGTGAGTGAGGAGCACAACATTAATCCAGAGCTAATGAGCCGCATTGGAGAGATTGGGCCAAACTACACCCCCATTTTCAACGTACAGGACGATATTGACAACGGATCAATTAGCCATGCCTATGCGATGCAGGAGTATATGAATGAGCCTGTATCAGCCTTTGAGCAGGGCTACTATCAGAGTGAGATGGCTATTGCTAAGGGTGAGAGCCGACTATACGACAAAGATGTAAGATATGACCCCACCCTCCCTGTATTCACGTTCTGGGACTTGGGCAAGGGGACAGCTCACGGAAGTACGGATGCTATGGCTTTCTGGTATGCTCAAGTGACCAAGGGTAGCTATGAAGACCCACAAGAGGTGACTTTGATAGACTACCATGAGAGCAGGGGTAAGATGTGGAATAAGTATGCGCAGAAGCTCAACAGCTCTGGCTACTGGTATGGCAACCACTATGCTCCTTGGGACATCGCTAAAGGCATGGCTGGACATGAAAAGACCAATCTAGACTATGCAAGAGAGAGTGGTGTTGATTTCAGGACGGTTAGCAGAAACCCCAAGCTTTCTTTGGATATTGAGGACTGTCGCAGGTTTTGGACTAAAATACGGATAGGGGCTAATGAGAACTGTGTTAAGGGCACAGAGCTACTAATGTCCTACCATGAGAAGCTGAACAAGGAAAAGGTGGGTACCGGAGCCCCAGAGCATGACAACAGCTCTAATTGCGCTGATGCCTTCCGAACAATGGTCAGAGCTTTCGTCACAGGAATGGTGGAGCCCAACCTCGGACAGAACAATGATTGGGAGAAGGACTTGAACATGGAAGGCTACTTTGACTGATAAGACTCCCATACAGCTTGCGGAGGAGCATTACGACAAGGTGGGAGAAAACTTCGTCCTCACTGTTGAACAATGCCACGAAAACAACAACGGATGGGTGGTGGACGTGCCTTTTAGCTTTGGAATGGGTTACTTCTACGAAGAGGCTGGAGAAATAATATTGAATGTTGTTTATGTATCAGGCGACTTTAGAGCCCTTCTTCACACTTCGTTGAATTTTAATATTGACAAAATTGAATTTTTACGTAATTTTACAGGGCAAGTGCGAAGATACGATTACAATAAATTTATTTCGAGGTGCAAATAATGGGCGGCAATACAGGTGCAATAGCAGGAGCGGCAGGTGCGGCGTTTCTTACTGGTGGAGGAAGTCTTCTGTTTAATGCCGCCGCTCTAGGAGCAGGAGCCTTCGTTGGTTCTCAGGTTGGCAAGATGTTGGAAGGCCCAGAGGTTCCAGACGCCCCCAAGGTTGAAGCTCCAGTTGACAGAGGTGATGAGGGAATACGCCGAGGAGAAGCTGACAGGCTATCGAAGCGCAGAGCTTTAGGACAAATTCATTTAACAAGAGGGCAGAGCCGAGACACAGGCTCAACACTAGGCGCTCAACGACAAAAACTTGGCTAGGAGACTATTATGGGTGGCATTGGCGGTGGAAGTAAACCAAAAGCAACGAAGGCTCCAGTAGTGGTGTCCCGTAAGGTTGAGCAAGACAGGGAAGATATCACCGGAAGTGGTAGTCGCTCACTAGGCTCTAGATTCCAATCCTCTCGTAAACGCACCCCATCTGGCGGTGGTTTTGGTGGAAACAAACTAACGTTAGGTTAATTCATGGCACACAATATCAAGAAACTTGAGAAGCGCCGTGAACAAATCAATACAGGCGAAGAATACGAAAACTTTACAACTATCATTGATGATGCCCGCAATCTGTTCAATCCAGACATCGCCACTCTACGAACACAGGTAGCTAAGGGAACCAAGCTCAATTTACGACGAGTCTCTGATGTTGGCATATCAATGAACCATGACTACGCTAGTGGTGTTCTTGCTGAGACTATAACAGCAGGGGACGAGTGGTTTGAGCTGGCTGATAAGAAGAAGGACAAAGCAGACGTTGACCAGCTAGAGAAGATGACCAAGATCATGTTCGACAGCATCAATCACTCCAATTTCAATTCAGAGATGCACCGTGACCAGATTAATGCAGGGTGCGACGGAACCACATGCCTCCATATCGAGAGGGTTGATGGTAAGCTCAATTTCATCCACACGCCATTTGGAGCTTTCTGGTTTAGACAAGACTTCTGGGGCAAGGCAGACACCGTATGGGTTCAGAAGACCACAACGATTGATGCGCTGGCCGGACAATTTGGTTTAGAGAAGCTCTCAGCTAAGCTACAGAAGGCTCACAAGGACTCTCCAGACGAAGAAGTGAAAATCATTTACTATTGTTCCAAGCGCAAGAAGCGTTTGTTTGGCAAGAAGGATGCAAGCAACAAGCCCTACGAACTCCTCACCTACGAGATGGATGAGAAGCATTTGCTAGAAGAAGGCGGAACAGACCTACAGAAATTTATGATCTATCGTGTTCAGCGCATTGGTGATGAGACGTTAGGTAGAGGGCCATGTATTAACACCATCTCTTCTATGGCGGCTCTTGAGCGTAACGCTAAGGACATACAGCGTGGCTTACGTCTAGCTGTAGTGCCTGTATGGGCCGTTCCAGCTAGCATGGGTCAGAAGGGTTTCCGTATGATTCATCAGGACAGCGCCTCTATGCTGGTCTATGATGACACAGGCATCGCCCATCCTCCACAGACCATGAACCCTCCGGTTAACATTGATTTCGGCTTGAAGTATATGGAGCTTGTAACAAGCCAAATGCACAAGATGTTCTTTCTAGACCATTTCAACCCCGTCATGGACAAGAAGAACATTACAGCCTTCCAGACTAGGGAGATTGTTAACAAGAGCCAGCAGATGGTGAGTCAGATTGTTGAGCCCTTCAATGAGGAGCGTGTAGACCCCGCCCTTCGATGGGTGATGATATTGGAAGGTGAAGCAGGGGCATTTGCGGAGTTTGGCTCATGGGATGAGGTTGCGGCTAAGTTTAAAGGGCGCATTAGCATTCGACACAAGAGTAGGCTTGCTAACGCTCAGAAGCGCATTCGTCTATTGTCTATTGTTGAGTATTCAGAAATGAAGACCCTCATTGCTCAAGGCATCCCTGACCCTGTAATGCAGTTTGAGTTCATGGTGCAGACGGACTATACAAAGGTTCCTCAGGAGCTTATAGACGGCACCAATGCCCCTCAGTCATTGCTGAGAGATGTTGATGAGGCCAAGGGACTGGCCAAGCAATTTGCAGACGGGCTTGCTCAGCAGGCCGAAGCTGATAACGCCTTGAAGATGGCAGATGCGGCAAGTAAGGTTAGTGGCAGTGTACAGCCTGACAGCATAGCCGCTAATTTATAATAACAACCGAAGGAGGAAGAATGACGGAACTTGAAGAACTCAAGCAGAAGGCTGGAAGGTATAAAAGGCTTATAGATAATAAGGATTTCACAGACACCCTTGATGATATGGAGGGGACTTACAACCTCAACGAATCTGTCATTAGTGCCTGTAACTGCCCCAACGCAAGTGAATATTTGTTTGCTAAAGGCGGAATGAGGAACATCATCTACAGGATGCGGAATCTTGCTGATGAATTTGAACAACAAGTAAAGAACTACAAAGAAGACGAAGATAAAGGAGAACAAAGTTATGAGTAATGAAATGACCGAACTAGACAAGTCCATCATCCTAGCATCCCAGATGCTCAACCTTGGGGACATTTTAAAATATAAGAAGTTGGTGAAACCGCTTTTCATTGATCTGGTGAGTTATGCTGAGAGGAACCTCGCTAAACAGATATTTGATTCAGAGATTACTAAGGTGGTTGTTGAGGACGTTGCTGAGGAGACTGACTAATGGCTGAAGAAACAGTAGCAGTAGAAACAGCCCCCACAGAGACTCCAGCAGTCGCTACAGAGTCATCAGCACCTGCCTCTATAGGTTTACGTGCGGAGATGGCCAAACACCTCCCAGAGGGGCAGGAGACGCCTGCATGGTGGGGTAAGTATGAGAGTGACGAGTCCATGTTTAATGGTGTTCAGTCTCAGGCCAGCATGGTCGGTAAGAAGGGTGACATACCTCAAGAGGGGTGCGCTCCTGAAGCTTACGGAGAGTTTGGTGATAAGATGGGGTGGAAAGAGTCCTCAGAGATTGCTAAGCATATTGATTTGGACGCTGGTAGGTTTGGTGACTCTAAAGCAGATTTAGATGCGGCTTATAACGGTGGCATTCACGACGTGGCTAATAAGATCATGGCCAACCTTCGCACCAACCCTAGTAAAGAGTCGGTTATATCAGCTCTTGTAGATTATTGCCAAGGAGACGCTGAATCCACATTGCTGGGTCAAGCGGAGGCTGAGACAGCCCGCACAGAGAGTTTAAATGCCTTCGCGGCTTCCAAGGGGCTTACAGCAGAGGCTTGGACACAGCAAGAGTCTGAGCTTATGGCTAGAGAGGGCTGGGACAACAACACAGACGTTCGTGAGGTGTTGCACAGCTATCTATCCAAGATTACTAACTCACAGACGGTTCAGGATGCACAGCTCCATAACACGACTGAGGGTCTTGATCAACAGCTAGAGACATTGCGTATTGACTTGATGGACGTAACAATCCCTCCTGCTCAGCATAAAATCAACCTAGAGAAGCAGAAAGCATTGCTAGAGCGCAAGGGCTCATTAATGAATAAATAATATTTGACAATCGCCTCGTTTTATGCGAGGTTCTTTTTAAGACATAGTTCAACTAAGACACCTGACGGGGCTTCGGCCCCTGAAGCCTTTGTAGAAAAGTCAAGTCCAGCAGACTCAAAATGCAGGCACGACCCCTGTTTAGGGACACTCAAACCGAACAACGGTGTGACAAAATGTCACAAGAGTAATTAAACTAAACAGGAGAAATACAATGGCTAATGAATTCTGGGCAGTGATGCCTACAAAGGAATACGAAGCTCAATTGCGGCAGTTGCCGGAGAGTACAAAGACGCTTCTTCCTTTCATTACACGGGAAGACGACAAAGTTGGCGAAGAAGCCTACTTCAATCAAATCGGATCAATGACTGCTCGTAAGGGTAAGGTTCGTTTCGGTAAGCATGAAAAAGACCAAGCTACATTCAAACGTCGGAGAATTACACCCGATTTTGCATACCTAGCTACTGAAATCGACAGCAAAGATCAGGTGGAAACACTTGTTAATCCTCGCTCAGCTCTGGCAATGAACGTTAAACACGCTCTAGCTCGTCAGATTGGACAGGACGTTATCACTGCAATGTTCGGAACGGCCTTCACCGGTAAAGCTGGTGGAACCTCTGAAACATTCAATGCTAGCGATATTGTTGGTGTTCAGGTTGGTGGAGCCGCTTCTAACGTCGGTCTTAACGCTGACAAGATTGTTGCTGGTATTCAGAAGATTCAGGACTTAGGTTTTGATCTTAGTGACCCTCGCAATGAACTGACAATGCTTCAAGCGCCTCAACAGGCTTCTGATGCTAAGTTAGACACAACGTTACAGACGTTCGACAACATGACCGGCAAAATCTTATCTGGTATTGATATTCCAGACGGGTTCATGGGCATTCGCAACATCCTTACTGATCCAATGTGTCCATATGCTAACGACGCCGCAACTGGTGTTAATAGTTCTTGGAACGACGCTGGATTGGCAAACGACGACGCCGCAGGTAATGACGTTCGTATGGTCATTCTTTTCATTAAGAGTGGTGTATCATATGCAATGTGGAAAAACCCAATCGTTCGAGTTGACGAACTGCAAGAGCAACACTACGACTGGCAGTTGTACAGCGCAGTACATTACGGTATTACCCGTATGCATGCCGCTGGTGCCATCGTTGGTATTCTTTGCGACGAATCCCCGTAATCACTAACTAACTAAACAGGAAATATAAATATGAAAAAATTATTAGTATTATTGGTTGGGTTCGGAATTTGCTTCGGAGCATATGCCGGCCCAGCCGACTTCTCAGACCAATTAGACCTGATTAACAGTGGCGACTCTGTTGCTCAGTCTGATACTGGACTAACTGTTGTTAAATACTTCAGTTACGACACCACAGCACTCACGGCTGGCAACTATGCCGCCTTGGTTCGCATTCCAGCTAACACTCGTATCATTGGTGGCGGTGTCACTATTGAGACT